CGGGCGTACGAGACACCCGATTCAGCGCTGAACGATCGGATGACGTCTGAAAAACGGTTCCACTCGATGTCGGTTGGGACTTCCATCGGAGCGGGTTCAGGAACCCACTCATACCTACCTGGAAGCGTCCCGCTCTCTGGCGTGTCGTGTGCAGTTGCAGTACTCATGTTTGGTTACTCCTTGCGCCGGATGTCGTCGTAGTTGGCAACGAGCGCCTCGCCGACCTCTTCGGTGACCTGTGCGGCCCCAGTCGACGCGAACTCGACAGGCTCGTCCATCAGCGGCTCGCCGTCCTCGTCCGTCAGGTCGGCGTTGAAAAGACGCCGCGTCGCAGTGTTCTCGTTCGTGATGTACATCAGGGTGTCTCCGTGTGCTTCGTCCGGGCGATCACGTATCGCCGGTAGTGCGTCGGCGAGCGCTCCGTGTCGTTGTTCTCGACCGGTGGCTCGGCGTTGACCCACTCGTAGCCGTCCGGGACCGGCGGGCCCTCGTCCGACTCGTCGGCCCCGAAGAGGACGCGGTGGGTCTCTCGAGCGAGGGCGTTCGCGACGACGTCCGGATGCGCCCCTTCCGACTGGTAGATGTCCGCGTCGTGCGGCCCGCCCCAGCAGTCGATCTGGACGCTGGTGACGACGTCCTGGATGCCGCCCTTGCCGCCGGCGTCGATGCCGGTCATCTGCGTCTGGCCGCCGCCGGGGACGACGGGGTCCTCAGAGACGATCGCCACTTGCGGGTAGTCGTTCGCGCCGTCGTAGTCCGCGAACCGGACGCCCTCGACGGTCGTCGGATCCGCCGGGTCGCCGGCCTCGAAGGTGACCGGGATCTCGCTCTCGTCGAAGTGCGTCCGAAGGAACGCGACGAGGTCGGACTTGATGTCTCGTGCCATCGGTCAGTCCTCCACGACGGTCAGCACCGTCACGCCGCCGTCCTCTTCGTGCACGTCGAGTAGACGGTACTCCGCGCCGGTCGGGTGCTCGAGCAGCGTCGGGTAGCCGTCGGCGCTGCCAGCTGGGCGCAGCATCGTTTCGTCGTCGGGGACGGCGCGGATCTCGAGATTGGTCTCGACCTCCGTGCCAGACGAGTCGGTCGCGGTCTGTGGCCGCCCTCGACGCTCGAGGACGCCGACGATCGCGCCGTCGTCCGAGTATGAGGGTGTCGACCGTCCGCCGCCACCGCTGGCGTTCTGGAGCTGATACTCGCGGCCTTGGGACTGAATCAACCGGGCGATCGGGCCGTGCATATCAGCTCACCTTCTCGATTCGGATCGACGCGATTAGGTTGCCGGTGTCGCGGATGTCCTTTTGATCGGCGATCCGTTTCATCCGATCCTGGACGGCCAGTGCGGCACAGCGGATGATGTTCTCCTCGGTACTCAGCGGGATGCCTTGAGATGACGAGATCCGCCGAACCTCGGCCGCCGTATTTGCTTGGACGCGCTCCGCAGCTGGACGAGCGAACGGGCGGGCCTCCATCTTCGAGGTACCCAGTTCGTTGTAGATCGCGTACTCGACGGTCGGACCGGCGATGTAGGTCGTATCGCCGTCGAAGTCGGCTGTGATCTGGTCGAACATGTCGGTCACAGCATCGAGACCGGCCACCGACACGCCCCACTCGCTCATGAGTTACCCCCGCTCGAGGAGATGTGGCGGTCGGAGTCCCAGATCACCGAGCTCGACTGGCCGAACTCGTCGCCCGGATCGAGGTTCCGGACACGCTGCCGCAGGTTGTCGATCTCCGCGGTTTCGTACGTCCTGCTCGAGCGCCCGGAGGTGACCGACTCGGCCCGCCGGTCGAGACCCTCCGCGATCCGCAGCGCTGCGAGCGTCGCCTCGAAGTCCTGCCGGTGCTGGTCATCCTCGAACGTGATGTCGGTATTATCGTACTCGCGGTCGGTATCGCGCTCGACGCGACCGAGGATGCCCGTGCTGTCGGGGTTGTCTTGCTCGCCTTCGATGTCCGAATCGTCGAGGATCGTGTTGATCTCGACGCGGACGTCGTCCGCGCTGGTGCCGGCGCTCGTTGCCATCGTGGATTACTCTCTCCGTTCGGCGATCGCCTCGAGGACCCCGTCGCGCGAGGCCTCGTCTTCGAGCGCCTCCAGGTGATCGTCGTAGTCACCAGACTCGATGTCTGCGATGACGTCGTCCATCGGCGTCCGGTCGACGAACACCGCAGCATCGAACTGGTCGGCCTCGTCGCTCGATGTCTCGGGCCTGTGACCGCCTCGCTCGATATGGCGGTGCATCGCCAGCAGCTTCTTTGCGACGTCGGGATCCTCTACGAACACGTAGCCGTCCTCGTCGAACTCGAGCGGAGACCGATCCCCGAGGATCTGCGAGTTTCGGAGTTCGCCTGCCCCGCCGGACTCGTGTTTGAGGTAGGGCATGGGTGGTCACGTGTCGATCGCGATGTTCGCCGACGGCTGGGTAGCCGCGAAGCCGACCCGCTCGTCGATCTGCCAGACGGTGGACTCGATCGACTCGTCGTAGTAGCTCGAGACGTCGAGTGCGCGTCGAGTCGATTCCCAGCCGAAGTTCGTGGGGTCGACCAGGTAGGCCTCGCCCTCGGAGTAGTTGCCGGTGTTGTCGAGGAAGACCGGGACGTCGCCGGCGACGCCGAGGAACGCCTGCTGGCCGACGAGGTTGCCGCCGGGCAGGATCCCCATCTCGACGACGGAGTCGCCGAGTTCGGACGCCTGCGTGAACTTGTCCATGTTCAGCAGGGCGTTCATGTTCTGGCCGCCGGTGAGCAGCCGCAGCTCGCCCATGTCGAGCTCGTCCTGGAAGGCCCGCTGGCGGGCGAGGGTGATGTCCTCGTACTCGAAGACACCTGCCGTTTCGTTGCCGGCGTCGATCGGGCCGGCGCTGTTGGTGTTGTTCGAGAGGATGTTGTACGCGATCCCGTCGACGCGGGTCTCCTCGGCGCGGACCAGATCCTCCTCCTGGTCCATCGTGATGTCGATGACGTTGTCCTCGACGTCCTCGTTCGGGATGACGATCTCGAGTCCGTACTTCGTGTGGGCGACCTGAACCGTGTCGTAGTCCTTCGTCGCCCGCGGGAACTCGCTTCCCGGCGGGACTTCGGCGACGTCACCGTCGAAGTCGCCGTCGGAGATCGGGAACTCCACCGAGTTGGAGTCGTTGTTGGTGGCGTCGTAGTCCTTGAAGGCGGTACGACTCTGGTACTTCTTGTTGCGGATCTTTTCGACGATCGACCGGACGTCGTCGTCGCTGATGATGTCGGATGCTTTCTGAGCCATGTGTGATCAGGATGTGTCGGCAGGTAGTCGTCGGCGCGTTACAGCAGGACCCACGCGTAGCCAGCCGGTGCGTCCTGGTTGCGCCAGGAGCCGCCAGCGTCCGAGAGGGCGTGGGCGGGCCCGCCTGATACCGTCTCGAGTTCGCCGTCAGCGCCGGTGGTCCCGAAGTCGAGATCGTCGCCCTCGGAGACCGAGCCTTCGACGGCCGCCACGGTGGGGCCGCCGACGTGGACCGGCGCGATGCCGCTGTTCTCGGTAGGTCGGCCTCGAGCCCGCACACCGAGCAGATTCTCGGTATCGGTCCCGGGCTCGATCTCGCCGCCGGTGATGCCGACCGCGTCGCCGGCCTCGGTCGTGTCGCTCGCATCGGAGTAGCCGATGGTACTGGTACTGTCGCCGCCGTTCTGTCCGGGTTCGCTTGCCATTTAGAGCACCTCCAGTGCGCCGTCGTAGTCGTCGGCGTCCGCGAGCTCTGCCGCTTCGTCGCGGAGCGCCTCGACGCGCTCGTCGGGCAGCGCGTTGCCGACCGACGAGAGCTTGGTGTCGATCTCCTCGATGCGCTCGATGTCCTCGTCCGTCGGGCCACTCGAGCCGCCCGAGCCGCCGGTCGGGCCGCTCCCCGACTCCGGCATCTGGGTGAGCGCCTCGACGTCGAGGTCGCCCTCGTCGGTCTCGAACTCCGCAGCCATCGCGTCGAAGCTCATCGCCTCGACGGTGGCGTCGCGAAGTCCCGTCTCCTCGGTGAGCGCCTCGGCCATCATGCCCTCCACGATGTCGACGCGCTCGCGCATCGCTTCGGCCGTCTCGGCGTCCATGACTTCGGGGTCGTCGACGCCGGAAGCCTCTTCGATGAGGTCTTCGTGTTCGTCTGCCTGTTCCTCGAGTTCGGTGAGCCGATCGCGCACCTCGGCCTCGACGACCGTCGGGTCGTCCTTCTGCCGGGCTGCTGCGACCAGCTCCTGCTCTTTATCTGTTAGATCCATGATTAGTGGGTCGTCGTTGGCCGGGGTGCTCTGGCCGTCGCCGCCGTTGTGGCCGTCATCGCCCGCCGGGTGATCGTTCGCCAGTGCTTCGACGTCGACGCCGTAGTGGCTCGAGAGTGCCTCGGCCATCTCGGAGCCGATGTCAGGCGACGGGCCGACGTTGATCTCGTTCGACGGGATCGCACCATCGGCGACGAGCGCCACGTCGCGAGCCCCCTCGACGTCGACAGGCTCGTAGATCGCGTTCGGATCTTCTTCGCCGTCGCCCTCGACGAGCTCGACATCACGGATAACGACCGGTGAAATCTGGGCGAGTCCCGTCTCGACGACGTCCTCGGCTTCCCAGTCCGCGAGGAACCCCTCGAAAAGCAGGCCGACCTCTTCGTCGAACGTCGTCGCCGTGATCTCGCCGACCTTCTCGTCCATCGAGACGGCGCCGGTGAGTTGCGGCCCCGAATCGGTCACCGTGACGCCGACGTGTTGCTCGGGATCGAGGCTATCGGCGAGGGTGAACGGCTTCCCCTCGAAGATGCCGTCGTCAGCCATCTGTTTGAGGATGTCCGCCGGCCAGCGCGTGCGCTTCTTGGAGAGCCCTTTCGTGACGTCGTCGGGCCCGAAGAGCACGCCATGGACCGGAAGCTGGTTGTCGGTCGGTTCGGCTGCGACGGCAGCGACGCCCGCGCCGTCGCTCAAGATCTCGTAGGTCATGATGTGGGTGTGAAAAGTCCATGCCGGGAGGGCCTCGCCCCGGCGGGGTCATCGGTAGTCGGTCAGTCTCCTGTCCAGACCGTGTGGGTGCATCTACAGTTCGGGTGCTGCGGCAGGTTGCCGTAGGCTTCCGACGCCTCGTAGGGAGCTCCGGCAGCGTAGGCCTGGCACTGCGGGCAGGCGTCGTTCGCCAGCAGGACGTCGACTTTCTTGACGCCGGCTCGCTCCCACTCCTTGAGCCGTCCCCAGTTGTGGGAGTTCATCAGCTCCGTCCGGGAGATCATCGTCGCCCGGTTCATCGCCGCTCGAGGTGTGCCGTCCTCGACCTTCCCGAGGACATCCGAGACGCCGCGGGCGACCTCGCGCGGTCCGTCACCGCTCGCGAGGCCGTCGGTCAGCTCTCGGCGGACGTCCCTCGCGATGTCATCGGTCAGCCCACGGAGTTCCTCGAGGTTCCGTGAGTAGAGCTGCTCGAGTTGTTCCTGGTGGACGGGCATTCGCATCGACGCGCCGGCCGCCGCCTCACCGCTGCCGACGTTTAGTGCCCCGAGCTCACGTTGGGCGTCCTCGAGGCCCTTAAGGTAGGACCGTTCGATGTACTGGTTCTCGCCGCCGTACTCGGTGAGGACCTCATTCTCAAGTTGCTTCTCGAGCCAGCGCTGCGCCGCGTCGACCTTCTGCGGGTCAGTAGTGAACTCGAACTGCCGCGTCGTGGGCGCGTCGACGAGCGCCTCAGTCTGCAGTCCGAGTGCGTCGTTCTCAACGATCCCCGTTCGGAGCGCCGAGCGGATGTCTGCCAGCCGCCCCCGGAGCTTCTGGGCGTAGCGCTGCCGGATGGACTTCGTCCGAGACGGTTCGTCCCGGTTCCGGGCCCGCTCGAGGTAGCGCTCGTGGGCCGACGTCTGCTCTGGGACGCCGGCGTCGGCGCTGGCGGCGGCACTCATCAGTC